AGCTCAATTATTTTCCGGTCTAATTCATCAAGCGTCACTTTCAGAAATTTTCATTTCGAACTCTTCGAGGTAACGTTCATTTTCATCGATGCAACGTTTTACTTCTTTCATCACTAGTATCAGTTTCTGAGTATCTACAAGACTTTTTCCATATAGGATATTGTAGACATCATACTTTTGAATACCAAAGACAGATACTCTTTCTACGATACGAGCCATATCGCCACGCTTAAGTTGATTTTTAAGACCCAAGATTCGGTTTTTAAGTTCGTTGTTCATATTCTTTTACAATTTTACGAAAAAAATTTGGAATTACCAAAACTTATATTATCTTCGCACTACATTTTTAAAATAAATAGACATGGGATTAAAAACTGGAATGGGTAAGAGAACTTACCTGACAATTAGAGAAGGCAAGATTGCCAAGAGTTTAGGTGACAAGAAGTATGAGCTGTACGATTCTATCGAGGGCTACATTTTGGGCATCAGTACAAGAGAAGGTACTTATGGTACAGATCTGTGTATTGACATCAAAGATGACGAGGTGTATCAACTGCAAATCCGTATTAAGGGAGACAGCGGTAAACAGACTGCATACTTCATTGCTTTTGCACACTGTGCTCCAAACATCGATGTAAGTAAGAAAGTAGAATTCATCCCCTCGCTGAAGATTGTAGACGATAAGAAAAGATCCGCTCTTTTCCTCAAGCAGGGTGGTGAGACTTTGAAGTGGGCATATAAGCGTGGTGAAGGTATGCCTGAGCCCGAAGAGGTGTTCAACAAAAAAGGAGAACTAGTTTCTGTAGATTGGTCTGAGGTTGAAGCTTTCCGGATTGACAAGGTTAACGAGTTGAATGCTCGTGCTTCTGAGAGCAAAGCATATAACAATATGGTTGCCGGTCCTGCTGTTGTTGAGACAGAAGAAGTTTATCAGGAAGACGAAAACTCAGATCTCCCCTTCTGATGTCACGAGGCGTAGCTAATCCTACTCTTGCTGATAAGATTGGTAAAAAGGTGGAACCTGTTCACATGAAGCATTATGCCAGTGAGCAGGTTTCCATCATACGCCAGTCTTCTATTAAGAGTGCAGTTGAACTGATGAATGGTTGGATTGCAAAGGAAGATAAGAAGTACAATCCTCAGCAAGTAGTGGAGTTGACTCTGCTTGCTGCTGCGGAATTTGAAAAATGGGTGTTAAGAGATGAATCTACAACTAGTACAAATTAACAAAGATAAAGCCTATGACGAATGGCTACAGTTCCGTTCTAAAGGTTTAGGGGCCTCCGAGGTCGGAACATTAATGGGCGTAAACAGTTGGAAGAGCCCAGCTGAATTATATTACCAAAAGATTGGTCTCATCCCCCAAAAGGCACAGCAGAATATTCCTATGTTCATGGGAACTATTATGGAACAGACTGTTGCTGAGATATTCTCCTATTGGGATGGAGATGATGAGTCCATGCTTAAGAACCACGAGGCCGGGACCAAAGTTCGTACCTTGTATGAGCCGGTAGGTTATCTTATAAACCCTGAGTATCCTCACCTATTTTTCTCTCCAGATCGATTGCAAATAAGTAAGAGCAATATCCGGGTGAGAAATGGTATGATTAATCTCGACAATGTTGAGGCAATTATTGAGATTAAGACAATCAGTGGTTGGAGCAGTAAGCAGTGGGAAGGTGGTATTCCTCCATCTTATTACTTGCAGTTGCAAACCTACATGATGGGCCTTGGTATAGACAAAGGTTACTTAGTTGCACTTGAGGACGGAAGAAATTTGAAAGTCCACTACTTTGAGAAGGATCAGGAAATTATGGATGCTATTGCTAATGTGACCAAAGACTTTTGGGATCGGGTTGAAGCAGGTCGTTTGGCTCTTGAGCTAGGAGAGGACTATGATCAGTTTGCTCCTCCTCCTGATGGGACAGAGGCATATGCTGAGTACTTGAATACTCGCTTTGCCAATCCGGAAGAGAATTCAATTGTCAGCACTCCTGAGATAGATGAGCACATTGAGGAGTATCTTGCCATTGGGCCTCAGATCATGGAACTAGAAGAAAAGAAGAGAGAACACTCCAATTACATAAAAGCATACATGGGTGAAAATATGATAATTGATAGTGAGGTAGCAAGAGTAACCTGGAGACCCAATAAGAATGGTACTAGAGTATTTAGGATAAATTAATGAAAGGGGATATAGAGTGGTACAAAAATATGTGGTCCACAAGACAGAACCATCAATGCGAAGAATGTGGTATACGTCTTCCACACTTTCATCCGATGTTCGTATCGCATATCATTACAAAGGGGAGTTATCCGACTTTGAGACAGCATCCCGAAAATTGGATGCTATACTGTATGGATTGTCATCAGCTTTGGGAGTTTGGGAACAGGAAAACGATGAAGACGTATCCCAGGGCGATGGAGATAGCTGATCGTTTAAAGAGAGAGTATCACGAAAGCAAAAAAAATAAATAATATTTGGTTTTTGTAAAGTTTTGTACTTAATTTGTAGCATGGAAAACAAACAACAAACAGCAGTAGAATTTTTAGAAGAAAAATACAGACCAAAGGGCTACATTACGGCAGAAGAATTTGCACAAGCCAAAGCAATGGAAGAGCAGCAAAATGAAGATTTTTACAAAAAAGGATGGTTTGATGCGGTAGAAACATACGGAGGTAACAAATGAAAAGATTAGCAGAATTTTTAACAATAACGGGATATAGATTGGTTGAGTTTAAATTATACACAATTTGTGGCATAGAATATTATCGCAACTATTCAAGATTTTATTGGAGAAATATATACGGAGGTAACAAATGAAAGCAAAACTAGAGAGTTGTTATTTTACTTTTTCCCAAGAAGGTAATTGTAATGGCACAACAGATGAAATAGAAGAGTTGACAATTGGATGCGAGTCTTCCCTTGGAATTGATAATGACGAAGGTTGTTTTTATGTTTTAAGAACAAAAGGGTGGAGTATGGATAGTATAGAAGAATTGCGCCCTCTGTTTGAAAGAATTAATCGAGTAATTCAAAATAATAAATGAAGTACTACGCAAAAAATAGACGCAAGCTGAGAGGTAAGGAAAAGAGAGATACTAAGCTCCTGACCGTATTTGTAAAATTGAACTCTGCTTTGATCCGTAAATTATTCCAGGATATAGCCGAACTAGCAAAACAAATGAAATGAATACGCCTTTGGAAGAAATAATCGAGAAGATTAAAGGGGATGGTGCGCTCAACCCTGAGACCCGATCCTATATAATCGCCACTTACTTGCGTCCGGGGCTCAGAGCGGAAAAGGAAGAGATTATGAACGCCTGGATACACGGAACACTAGAAGTGATGCATCCATTCCCAACAGCAGAGGAGTACTTTAATCATACCTTCTTCAAAGATCGTTTATTATAAAAATTAGTATTATATTTGCCCCATGAGTGATATAACAAAATGCAGTGGAAAAGGTTGTAAGAAGAAGAGGAGTTGTTACCGATTCTTAGCTCCAACCTCAGAGTATCAGTCATACTTCATGGAAGTACCGGTAAAAGAAGACGGTACTTGTAATCACTATTGGGAAGTAAAAGGCGAACACAAAACAGACACAAAGAAAAATGATACACTTTAGTTTATTCTCCGGAATCGGAGGTTTCGATTTGGCCTCAGAGTGGGCTGGATGGAAAAATTACCTTAGTTGCGAAATAAATGAATTTGGAAACAAAGTACTAAATCACTATTGGCCCGAAGCATATCACCACACAGACATAAAGACATTAACATATGACACAATTAACGCTGAACTTTCAAAAAGATTTGGAACACAATGGAGAAACGATGACATCATTATTTCCGGTGGATTCCCATGTCAACCCTTTAGTACCGCTGGAAAAAGATTGGGAAAAGAAGATGAACGCCATCTTTGGCCCGAAATGCTCCGGGTCATCAGAGAAGTCAGACCAAAGTATGTCGTGGGGGAAAATGTTCGTGGACTGCTTAGTTGGTCGGACGGATTGGTTCTCGAAGAGGTGTACGCTGATTTGGAAGGTGAGGGCTACGAAGTCCAACCGTTTATATTACCAGCTGTCGGCATCGGTGCTCCGCACAAACGAGATAGACTCTACATCATTGCTACCGACACCAAATTCAACGGATTGGAACACGCCATTAACGGAAGCTCAGAAGGTAAAGAAAATGGAGCGGAGGAAAGAGGAGGGCAAGTTGTGTCATCCAAGCTCTATGAATCAGCTGAGGCAGTTGGCATACGACAAGTTACTACCGACACCGGCAACGAGGGATCGGAAAGGGGAGAGGGAATTGACGGACGGGAAAAATATGAGCGAGAAAGGTATTACCTACGGGATTCGTTTGCCCCAAGTGGTAGCACCTGGGAAAACTTCCCAACTCAATCCCCGGTTTGTGGCGGAGATGATGGGTTTCCCACCCAATTGGACGGAATTACCTTTCCTCGATGGAGAAAAGAAAGTATAATGGCATATGGAAACGCTGTTGTACCTCAGTTAGTTTATCGTATATTTGACACCATAAATAAAATAGAGAATGAAAAGTAAGATAAACGCTAAACAGTATCTGCGATATGCCAAGACATTCGCCTGGGCTATGCATAACGATCAGATTACCATATCTGAATCCGTACTGAAGAAGAGCATGGATAACTATCCGGTAGATTGCAGAGATTTGCGAGACGCTATTACTTGTATAGAAACCGGAGAGGGACTGCGATCTACTAATACTAGTATAACAGATTTATTTGCTATAAAGGAAGCATTACAACACAAACAAAATGGAAGCTATACTTAAATTTAATTTGCCGGATGATCAGGACGATTTTCGTTTTGCAGTAGAAGGTACTAAGTGGTTCTTGGTTGTTCACACCTTTGACCAATACCTTCGGTCTCAGATGAAGTACAACGATAACTTAACCGATGAGGAATATGGGTTATTAGAAAAGGTAAGAGAGGAATTACGCTCTACAATAAACGAAAATCAATTGAGTTTAGAATGATAATTGCATTGTGTCCCTTTTTTGATTTATATTTGCAACACTATGGAAGAGTATAAAATCGTAATGGATTGGATGGCGGTATTCGGAGTAATAATCGCCTTATTTGTTTTATGGGTTATAACAGTTAAATAATAAAAAAGATGTTTAAATTACCAGTTGTGCTAGACGCTATTGCCCTGGAAGGGGATGAGGAAGATAAGGAGTATTTGGAGAATTTGGGTCTCAGTTCTATTTATGACGAACCAACCTTCCCAGTACTCTTCTACCATATAGACCATATACACGAAGACATAAGAAGTACAATAGAACAACCCTTATGTATAGTATTCAGCGGAGGAGAGAGTTACATAGTAAAACATGGTCTCATCTC